ATTGTCCATTTTGACCAATTGAAATTTCTTCTTTTCCGTCTGTGAAACCATGCTTTATGAAATGTCCACTTTGACTTCTTCCAGTTTTATTGTACAATGGATCTGTTCCACCAGACAACATAAATTCACCACTTGCAATTGTTTGACCATAGTCACCTTGAATTGATGTGTTGAAATATGATTGTCTTGTAAATATTTTGATTTTCAAACCATCAAAATCTTGTGCCAATGGATCAGACAAATTGTTGTTTCCTACAATATCAAACCCTTTTGTGTTTGCTCTTATTGTATTATTGTTTCCATTTATGTTTGTGAAGTCTGATGAATATTCAATTAAGTTTCTGCTTCCTTTAATTATATTGAAATCTGTAATCAAATTATTGTTTCCAAGAACTTGATTGAAAACACCAGATGCAGAATTATTACCACCAAGAACAATTTCTGTTGATCTGTTTGGATTTGGAACTTTCTGTTTTGGATCATTTGGATCGTTTGTTTGATTCCAGCATTGTGAAAATTCATACAAATAACCATTTGCTTGACAACATTCTTGTGTTGGTGTTTCTACCACACCACTTGAATTGTTTGTGAATATCACAATCCCTTCAGCAGTTAAATAACTTGGTGATGAAGTACATTCTATTCCAGAAGTTGCAATCAAATTTGTTCTTTGAACCTTTACTAATTCAACATTGCAATTTCCTTGTCCAATTAATGGATAATTGTTGATCTTATTTATTCTGAAATATTCATTTTTAACAAATATAATGTCATTGAAATTTAGATTGTTTATGTCTAAAGCTGACAATTTGAAAGTTGCAATCAATAGTCTTGCCTCCCTTGAATATGTTTCTTCAATGTATCTTTTCCAATAAACAGAATAAGCTCCATTCAATGGAACTGGATAACCTAAAGCACCAGTTGATTCACCCATGAATGAAAGACACTTTGTTTGTGGTGTGACAACAATATCTTCATAATTTTGAAATATTGAAAAGTTGCTGAATTGTTGTGTTGAAATATAATCAGTAATCCACACAGCTTCACCAGTTGAATCAGATCCAGTGTATCCAGAATAATATGATAATTTAAACCCAGAAACAGATTCACCATTTCCATTGTGACAAATGCTTGATCTGATTCCAGTGTTTGGAATGTAACTTGTGATTGTTGGTTTGAATATTGTTTTTATTTCTTCTTTGTCTTTTCCAAAATCGTTTGATGTATTGTCAACATATTGTGATCCATATATTTTTGAAGTTTGCTGTTCAAATAATGAATTCATGAAATCATCAGATTTCTCATCTGTGAAGATTAATGATTTAGCTTGAAGATCTGCTGTTGGTTTTAATTGTACATCTTTTGAAACATCAAGCTTTTCTGTCCAATCCAAATCACTTCCTTGCTCAATCCAATCTGAATAGGGTTGAATATAAAGATGTGTAGGTTGTTGATCATCTGGAATGATTACCAAGTTGAATTTCTTTGCAAATGATGTAATGAAATCTATTGCCTTGACTTTTGGAAAGTTTCTTGCAAGATCAAAAATAATTGTTCCAGTTATTACTTCAGACACTTCACCAGCATCTGTGACATAAATTTCTGCTTGTGGATAGAATTTAACAAAACCAGATTGCACCGTAATTGATACACTTTCATTTTGTGAATTTGTTACAAGACATCGAACTTCATATTGATTATTTGGATTTAAGAAATTAGCTTCAAATAAAATATCTAACACAAAATCATTTGGCTGAACAATATTTGATTGATTACTTTGATTTACAACTTGATTGTCTGTAATATCATATAATACTATTGAAACAAGTGTACCATCCAATGATGCTGGTTGTGACAAGTTAATGCTTACATTGATTGCAGTTGCTGTCCAGAAATCAGATGGTGAATAAATTCCAGTTGATTCATTGTAATCACCAGAATTGTTTGTATAATTATTTCCACTTGTATTGTTGTGTATTATTGTGTGATAGCCATTTGTTGCAAGAAATGTTTGTGTTCCAGAAGCTGTCAAATCTACTTTGTAATAACTTGCATTTAATGTAGTTACTGAATTATTTGTTCCAGAATTTAGATCTAAATATAAATCGTTTAATTCTGTATCAATAAAAGATGATTCATAAGTGAAACCAGATTCAAGAAGTATTTTATTAAATACTTTATTTGCTCTAATTTGTGGCTTTAAATTAAAGACTGACAATGGATTGTTGGAATTTAATATTGATCCAGACACATTTCCACCAAACATCGATCCATTATAATCATACATTGAATATACAATATCACCATTCAATAAAGGTGTCACAGCTCTGTTCATTGAATTAGTCACCACATTCAAATTCATCTCATGATCGTATTCACTAAAGTCAAATTCTGACAAGTACTTACCAGTTAAAACTTGACCAAGTGAAGAAACAGAACTGAATACTACACATTCGTAATGGTGTGTAACATCGTTTGAAACAAATACATTTGTCAGTTGAAGATAACCCTCAAACACTTCAAGTGAATCTTTTGTGATTGTTGCTTGAACCTTTATTTTTGTATTGTAATTTCCAAACTGTGTCACCTCAAAATAGTCACCAAAGAACACATCATTGTTTGGTGTTGATGGAATACGGAAATTGAATGTGTGATTTCCTTTGTTTGATTTAAAGTCTTGAATGTCTTTGAATTGGTAATTCGCTGTCATTGGTTGATCACCAGACAGATCTAAATAAACAACCCTTGAATCATCTTGTGTTTCTACTCTTATTTGTGTAGCCATTTAAGTTGTGCTGTATTTGGGATTTGCATATTTGAATTTCAGTTCATATTCATATAAACCAGTATTCTTTTCACCTTTCAATTTCATTGTTGTCTTTTCAAGAATAAGTGCTTTGGCATTATCCCCATCAAGCAAATGAATTTGTGGTGACATCATCATGTCTTTGATTTGTTCAATCTGGTAATCTTTAAGATTGTCCGTGAATAGTGTGAATGATTCTGTTGGATTGACAGAAGTTGTCATCATTCCTTGCTTTGCAACATCTAATGGATAAGCTGAATCAATAAGTGTATTGCTGAAAGTAGACAATCCAGTTGATTGATTATATACTGGCTTAGTAATGTATTCCCTTTTGACTTGCAATTCTTCAGTCTTTTCTTTGTTCAAAGTTATGTATTCCCATGCACCAAATCTGTTCATGTATGAAAGTCTGTTCTGCTCATATCTTGAACAATATTCAATGATTTCAAAGTCATATCTTGCTGACTTCTTCACTCCATTTGATGCTTCAATATAAACAGCATAATAAGCAATCTTGTCTGTTCCAATAAATCCATTTAATGGAACATCACCATCATAAGAAGCTTCACTTGTATCTATGACACTCATATTAGGCAATCCAATTCCAGCATAAAGATAGAAAGATTCATTTGTATTTTCCGATGCAGTTGCATTATATTGTCCACCAGATTCAGTTGTATTGTTCATTTTCAAATCACCAATCTCTGAACCACTTGAATCATAAAAAAAAGCACGAATTCTATAAGGTTCTGCTGATGTATTTATTGCATTTCTATTCAAGAATGCAATTGTATGATATTCATCAACACCTAATCTTGTTGTGTATCTTGATCCTTTCAAACCATCTGTTCTGTATTCATAATTTGAAGACAGAAGTTTTGCTGTGTCATTAAGCAATTTATAATCTGAAAAGTCAATTTTTGCACCCTCATCTTCTTGACCTCGTCCCCAAAACATGAAGATTGTTTTTGAATCCAAACCAGTTCCATCAGTTTTTTTGACTGGAATTCCATCTGGTGTTGTTGCATACATTTCAAAGAACTTCAAATTCATTACATTTGCAACACCTCTGAAAGATTCAAACCCTCCAGAAGTTTCAAGAATTCCAACTGAATACATCTTTTGATCCACATCATTTCTATATGGCAATGTATGAATGTTTGTCTTGTATGATGGTGTGGTTGATAATGGTGCATTTCCGTCCAATGATGGTGAAATTTGTGGTGTGACAATTGACTTGTATATTTCAGACAAATTGAAGACAGCTTGTCCATCTTGATTCTGTTGCTGTGTGAAAGATATTGTCTTTGTTACTGGTGTCAATAATCCCTCAATTGTGTATGTAAGTTCCATCAAATATCTGAACTTATAAACACCAGTTGTGCTTGTTGTCAGATAGGCAAGATTTCTTCCAGTTGATATGTTGAAGAACTGATCATTTATTACTATTGTCAATGCCATCTTAATTCAGTTTAATTTCTTTAATAATTTGCTTAATGTAATCATTTGCCATTGCAAGTGCAACATCAGTTCCGTCTTTTGGAATAGCCATTTCAACTGCATCTTTGTAATAATGTCTTGCTCCAATTCCTTTTGTTGCAATGCTTCTTCCAAGTAGAAATGCAAGTGTTTTCTTTGCTGTCTTTGTGTTCTTTGAAAATTGTCCAGTCCCCATGTCACGCAGTTTAATAGGTTTCTTTTCAATCCATTTCATCATTGCAAGTTGTGGAATGTTTCTTCCTTTGAATTGAAATGGTGAATTCTTTGCTGATTGTTTTACACTTTCAGATCCTTTCACACCTTGTTCAATGAAAGGTGCATATATTTCAGAAGATAAGAATTCCACATCAAAACCAGAACTAAATTGTCCAGATGCAGTTCTTTTCTGCTTCACCCTATAAGATAATGATTTCGACAGATCACCAGTTGAATTTGTCACACGCTTCTTTCCATCAATCATTTTGGAAGCACCAAGATTGATTCTTGCAAGTTTGACAACCCTTGCACCAAAGAGATCCATTTGTTGTTTTGTTGATCCTATCATCTGTAATTCATCCACTCCATTGTTTTGGCTAAATTACCACCAGCTAAATTGTTTGTATAAACATATTCATTTAGAATGAAATCACACTTATTCACTTGTGTTGGTGATCCCAAACCAAACTTCTTATCTGCAATGTCTATTGATTCATTTAAAAGAACAACTGATTCATTCATGTTATAATACAGCTGAACACCACTTGCAAAAACTCTAATTGCAAAAGTATATGGTTCTTTTCTTTTGTGTTGTGTGCTTGAATTAGTTCCATTTGTTGGACAAATTGGAAATGGTGATTTTATGAAGTTTGTTGTTGCAATATTTGTGACTTGAATTTCACCACTTGAATTGATGAATATATTCAACCCCTCTGTAAATGTTTCAACATCACCAAAGAAACCAATTACATTCGGTGAAGTTCCATCACTAAATCTTCCAAAGTCTTTAATTGTTATAATGAAAATATTTTCTGTTTCATTTGTTGGAATATGTGACAAACTACATGTTTCAGTAAATGATGTGTCTAAGAATCTGAATCCATTTTTTACTGGTGACCAAAGAACATTCTGACCAGTCTTGTTCAGCGCATCATTACCAGTTAATGTATCAACAACTGGTCTTAATTCTGTGACTTGATTTGCAACAATAGTAGTGAATGAATGAATTTGTTCCCTTGAATACCAAGCAAGAAATGGAAACACTCCATCTGGCAAGATATAATCCAATGAAAATTGTTGTTCAGTATTGAAATACGGAATATTACAAGCTGTCGATTCGTTAGGTGTGATCACTTCAAATGATGTTGCCCATCCAGAACAATTGTCTGGTTCTGTATCAATGAATGGTGTTGCTAAAATTGGCAACTGCATTGATATGTTTGTGTCTTCATTTATGAAATACTTTCCTTCTGTAAGTTCTTTGCATAAGTCTTGTAATATAAGCAGTGCATCAGAAAGACAAGTTGCTTCATTTCTCATCTTATTAGATGCAACATTATATCTGTCAAATACAACAACATCAAATCCATAAGTGATTGTCTGATCATCAATTGAAGTTCCAGTTGGTGTTAAATGAAGTGCTGGATATTCTGTGAATTTATCTTTGTCAAACAAGTCTATTTCACCATAAGTGAAAGACTGTATTTGTTGATGCCTATCAGCAATCACATCAAAATATTGAATAATGGCTTTGTATGTTATCATCTTGATCTTTGTTTCTTTCTCATTTCCTTTTCTCTTTCTGTTGACTTGTCTGCTTCAAGTGAAAGTTTTGTCAAACAGAACATTAATGGAAGCCTTGTGATTTGATCGAACTTTAATATGTCACCATTTGTCAATCCATCAATTACACTAAACCATCCATATCCACTTGCTACTGATTTTTTTCCACCTTGTTTGAAGACAGAAGAAAATTGTTTTGTAGTTCTGTTCCGAAATTCCAAAAAAAAACAGCAATTGCATTTCCTATGTCAATAGAAAGATTTCTGAATTTAACATCATTTAATGAATGCACATCTGAATCGTATGGATCAACATCATATCTGTTTCCGTCTTCCTTGATAATTGGTCTGTATAGTACTGACATCATCTTTGCAATGTCATTGTCTTTTGCATAAGTTTCAAGATCTACAAATTCACCCAAAGTCATTTCATCAATTTTAGGATGCCATCCATAGATTTCCCCATCAATCTCAATTTTGTTTATGATCTTTTTGTTGACTGGTTTGCTGATTAGCTTGTGCAGATTCTTTTGAATCTTTTGCAAATCTGACAACTTCATTACTTCAACAACTTCTGCTTTAATATTGCAAAGTGTTGAAATAGTTTGTACTGCAATTTCATGATGGTCCACCAGATCTTTCATGCTGTTTATGTAGTTAGCATAAGTTCTGATGCTTATTTCAGACCATTCAGTTGGAATTGATATTTCAAATGTTTTGTTCATTGTAAAGTTTAAAGGTGTTTTTTGATTTATTTCCTTTTAGAATTCGTACACTCCATAGTTTCCTTTGACTTCATACCACATTCGCATCATTAAAGCATCAGCATAATCTGGTGATCTACCAAGCAATGATTTCATGGTGTCTTTTGGTACAATAGAAAGCTTCTGTGTGTCCTTATCTAATTTGTCACGTTTAATGATTTCAAGTTCTTCAATGATGGTCTGTTTGTGTCTGGTGTCTTTTATTGCCATCTTTCCATTGTTCACCATTTCACTTAGTTTAAAATAGCATTGTGTTTTTAAGTTTTGGAAGTTTTCTGATTTCAATGCTTTTGATCCATTGACAAATCCTTTGCATCCAGAAAGTCCATCTTTCACACCACCACCAACACCATCTTCATCAACAATGATGTGTGACCTTTGTACGCTGTTCTGAAGTGCCATTGTTTTAATTGCATCTATTGTATCAACAACAGAAGATGTGTCCATAGAAGTAATCTTTTCAGCTGTCAAACCATTCCAAAGAATAATGACTGTCTTGTCTGCTCCAAATCTTGCAACATCACAAGTGATAAATTTTAATCCACCATCAATTGTATTGGTGAACATATCATGAATTGAATCATAATCAAATAAAAGTGCATCGTCTTCATTGTATTCCCAATCACCCAAAAGAAGTCTTTGTCTTGACACCTTGTCCAGTTTTTCAAGTTGCTTGATGTAATGTTCAGATATTGCAGAATTGTCTGTCACAAGTGATTGAATGAATTGTCTGTGATCTGGCATTCTGTTTTCTTTTGATGGTTTATAGAATTCAGAATACAACCATGTTTTGGTTGGATTGCAAGTCATCAATGTTTTTGGAATCAAATCAAACTTGTCCAGCTTGTATCTTATCCTTGAATTTAGAATGTTGATTGCTTTTTGTGACACCTCTGCACATTCATCAACAAAACAGTCTGTGATTTCTAAACCACCTAATGAAGTGAAGTCTGGATCTGATGGATATAAGAACAAGTCTTTCAAATATATTATTGAATCATTAAAGAAAGTGATGGTTGAATCTTGTGCATTGTAATTGAAATGTTCTTTTGGTTTTAATCCACAAAAGTCTTGT